CCTGCAAAAGCACGCCTGTCATAGCTTTTCTTATCACGAACACAAGCAGCAAGATAACCGGCATTGAGGAATCCGACCCCGAATGTCCGTTGTGCCTTCCGGCAGGCAAGTCTGAGCTGCTCGTGACTTGCTCTGATCGCGTCAAAGCTCGCGGGGTTGCCGCTTGTAAAACCGAGATCATCAAGTGTTAATCCCGTTTCTCCTGCGAACATAGAGGCAAGCATTCTCATGTGTTCCATATGCGGAGTCATACTCTGCTGAGAAAACTGCCCAAGCTGTGGAACATCTCCGTCCTCGTCTTTCGTAAAATTCAAAAACGAACTAAAAGAAGCGGCTTTGTTGTTAAAATCCGCGTCCTGCGAAAGTCCAACAACATACTTCTGCGGTATACTGTAGAACTCGGCACCGACTTCCGAGCGGAGCATTGTGCGCATTGCGCTTTCAACGATTGCCATGCAGGCACGAGAAATACGCGAATGTCCAAACGGGCGCTTGGCGTCGGGTCTGTTTATGACAGGTACAAGCAGCGGATAGGGCGCATCATGCTCTAAGACATCTGCCAGTTTTCCGTTTTCATACACTTGTGTTTCGTAGGGCAAGAAATATGCTTCTCTCACAGCGTTGCCGTATTCATCGGATTCAAGCACAGCGTACCCCTCGGCAAGCATATTCGTTGTCGGATCGATTATACCCGTCGCATTTCTGCCATCAATACACTCGATGGCCGGATATCCATCGGCACGGTCTATGTGCAGGAAGCTGCACGAAGTTATCAGCGCTGAAAGAATTGCGTTATCCATAAGGACATCGTCATTGTTGATCGTATAGATCTCACCTATTCGGAAATCATCATTATCGAAGCCGTCATATTGAAGCCTGTCCGCCATACTGTCAACAGCCTTTGAACACCAGCCGAGGGAGAGTGCGATACTTCTGAACTCGGGCGGGATCAATGCAGTTATTTGCTTCTTTTTCTGCTTCATTTCATAAAAATCATACCGGCGTTTACATCGGGTGTACTTTCTCCCGAGTTTACTTCTCAGGTATTCCATTCCGTATAATTTCAATATAATCCCACCTCTTTTTTATACCTTGCGCAGATTTATTCGCAGTGACCTGCTGAACGCCTTAG